ATGCCGCTCAGCTAGAATAAGCCCCCATAGGTTGTCCAACAGCATATCGGACAAAATTGTCCTCATCTGCCTCAGTACCAGGCCAAATATGACCGGGTACTGCATACAACCTACCTACAAGTAGATTTAATCAATTAATGGCCACAGAGTGACCAAAAATTGACCTGATAACCTTCAATTGAAGATTAACAGGAAATCTATCAGTAGCTGAACTTAAATCAAGAGATCAAATCTCATGATTTGGGTCCAAAGGGACTGAAAACTTAGGATCCTGTGTAAAGGTTCTATCACATTCTAAAGATTCTAGACATCGAAGAAGATGAGTATGAATTGGTTTCAAAACCAATTGACTATAATAATCAAGCATGGCAATGACGCGGACTTTTAGTTCTGCATCAAAAACCAATGCTAGTTTACCTGGTTGAGAAACCTTAACAAGGTTTCTCTCCTTTAAAAGATCATAGTTATTAAACATAAGTTTATAAATATGATCTATACGACTATCACCATTAACTAAGTTAATGATAGATTGAAGTAAAGGATAAGGTAAACCTAATAAGCTATATCAAGAACTTACAATAGATAAACCAAAAGGGCTACTTTTCATAGAAAAGTAAGCATCCTTTTGAATATCGACTTTATAACTACCCCGGAATCTATTAACAAGTATAAATCTGTTAATAAATTCTTTAGGAATAGTATAAGGTCTTTTATTGTTCCCTTTAGTGATAGAAGTAGTTGAGTACCGAAAAGGTCTCTTACTATTTTCTTCCTTTGAAGGGATTATGGACCTAGTAAAACATATTAGCATCATTACAGCCATCATCTTCCTTGGATTAAATCTGTTACGGTCAATAAACCGTTTAAGATCTAGGAATCGACTAGGAAAACCGTATTTTAAAGATACATATTCACTATTGGTATAAAGTGGTTTACCACAGATATACCTAGTAATATGTAATCTAATTGCCTTGAAATGCTTAATAGCATAAGGTAATCCATTC